CCTAAAGCAGCAGAAAGATTGGTTAATTCCTGCTGATAGGATGCGTAATCATTTTGCATAAATTGTTCGAACTGGTTCTTGTAGAACCTATCTCTAATTACATCGCCTATGAGACTAGGAACATCTTGTCCTATACTTACTTCATACGCCATATTATCCCCTTATGGTCTAGCCGGGTAAGTAGCCCCACCGGGATAAGGCCCAGTCTGAGCTGGAGTAGCGCTTGGGAAATATTTTTCAGCAACTAGCCCTGCTGTTTCGCCTATACCTGAAGGAACTGACTCATCTCCAAGAGCTTTACCAGCAAATCCAAATGCCATTGGCAAGGTAGCCCCGCCAGTATAAACTGCTGCGACTGTGGCTGCTACGGCTATTGCCCCGTTTATCCACTTATTTGCTTTGTCTCGCTGCTTAGCGTGTGCCTTCTCACGCCACTCAATAGCTCTTGAAGTAGTTTCCATCATAATAGGAATAGCTGAGTTGAGCATTAATTCAGATGCCCTATCCATTGCGCTATTGTATGATTCACGCACACCAGCGACGTTAGCAGCCCAATTCTCATTGAACTCAAGCTGTGTTCTGGCGTTTTCTCTGGCCCATTTATCTAGAGCTACACGACTCTCAGAGATTTGCTGAACACGAGCAGAGTTGATCTTATTCTGCTCTTGCATCTGTACCATAGCTGCCATACCTTCCCGTCTGGCAGATCCCCCCTTCTGGACGGCTTTTCGTATGGCTTCAGCATTCTCTCGTGAGGCCGCTCCCCAGCCCTCAAGAATAGGTAGCTGGGTATTTTTGACCATTTCATTCCAAAGTGGACCTTCACGAGCAATTAATTGTTCAGATTCAGCAGTCAAACGAGAAGCAATTCGGAACTCAGTAGACCCTTCTAGTTGCCCCAAAAGAGCATTCTTATCTACTTTAGTAACCTTTGCTATAGAGTCTTGACCAGAGTATCTTAAATCTATGGCTCTAGCCATAGGATCTTGGACTTGCTCTTGCTTCAGTATACCCGGAGTTTCCTCCATAGGCGCAGTACCGCCTCCTACCGTCTCATAAGTGCCTGCTGCACCTAGACGTGCCCGGACAGCGCCATAAGCCTCTTCTGCGGCTGTGCGTCTTTCTCTAATTTCAGCGGGTTGAGCGGCAGCTAAGGCTCCTAACTGCTTATATTGCGCTGCGTAACGTTTTCCAGCAGGCATAGCACTCCTCTACACATATTCCTAGTTATAGTATAGAAAATTATGCAGTCATTATCCAGCCTGTCCTGTCTCTCTAACGGACTGACCAGCTTGTACATGGAAATATAACCTTATTCCCGTAATATAGGTATTTACCCCCTCGTCATCATTTGTTAATGTTAGCCTAACATAGTCACCTGGCTGCAACGTATGAGGGATTGGATATCTTCTTGCATCCTCTCCCGCCGCGAAAACAATAGATACAGTAGCACTACTAGTTGGAGTAGATTGATTAGGCCCATGGGCAGTCTCAACTAATATGTCCCAAGTAGTGGCATCTCCATCGTGTCTAAGCTCGATAAAACGCGGGGCGGCCCTCCCTGTGACACCTTCAGCTTCCTCACCCTTGTCTCCAAGGCGGAAGTACTTAGTAGTGAATGTCGTAGTAATAGCTTCAAAGGTTCCACTAGCAGCTAACTGGAAACGATCTACGTCTAGATCAAATAACTCATATATCATGCCATTTTCATCGCCTACATAGATATGGCTATCTCCATCCGCGTCTTCAATTTCCTCCGCGCACTGGGGGTTAAATGAATTAGGGAGGTCAAGTTGCCACCACTGGCCTTGTAAAATGTCATCTACCGGGTATTGATAAATATAGGTATGAGTATAGTCTCCATTGCTATCTTGAGCAAATACACATATAACATTAAATCGCTTTCCATGGAAGGTGTATAAAAACTCAAGATTAGCTTGACTAAATTCACTATCAAACTTGTCCCTAATCTGCTCTGAAATCTTTACAGGCTCATTTAGGTTATAAAGTCTAATACCGTCTCTATCTGTAGCCCATCCATAAATCTTCGTTTCGCCTGATGCTCTTCGACCTACGTTACCGATCTTATTTATAATCTTATTAAACGCGAAATCAGGGTTCTCGCCAGTTGCCTGCCATTTTCCGGTTTCAGTTTCAATAACGAAACCGGAATAAGTTTCATACATACCAGTAACTCTATCATCGAAAGTTACCGAATTAAGCAACGGAAAACTTTCTGGTTCGCTATCTTCGGAGAAATAAAGTGTATTGGGCTGCGAGGGATCTCCGCTTATGAACACCGTTCTCTTCCATGTCTTAACAATACCACCAAGAGGAGGAGGGCTATTATCATCATTAAGATCTCCAGCAATTGGAGGACTAGTCTGACCTAGCGCTGTATCCGCAGTAGTATCCGTATAAGTAGTTGTCTCGTTGTCATTAATGGTTGCTACGAACAGATGGATCGTGCCGCCGTTTACCGTTCGATAGATCTTTCTAGCGATTACCTGCGGATCAGCAGATACTGGAATACTTGTTAGAGATATATTAGCTCTACCAAATGTACCAACCGTTGATGTAATAGTCAACGTAGCCGATGCGGGAGATGCATTGCTCTCATGTCCATATTTTGTAACATAAGTTACTCTATAAGTATATGTGCCGGCGTTGGCGAATACTGTCTCGGCGCTGCTCGTTGCCCCTGTACCATTAGCAGTTGTCGGAGCCCCAGTATCAAAGACTACAAAGTTATCCCACCTTACATTCGATATCAGATCCGTGACAGCATCTGAATTTACTCGAAATCTAGCGAAGTTCAAAGCTGAAGCATTAGGCGTGCCAGTCGAGCTGGTTGGCGAACTAAAATCTAGAGTAAGATCATTCCAGCCTTCAACTAATTGACCTATCCCAAAAGTAAAGGTATAAAAATGATTAGTTAAGTCGCCATTTGACCCTACGAATATCTGCACTGCAGCAGTTTGATCAAAATTTGTTAGCTCTCCTCTAGGGATATAGAGAGATATCTGACCTCGATTTTCAATTGTGGTACTTACGCTAAATGCACTATAAGCTTTACTAAGATCTCCATTTTGCTGTGTTATGCTAGTCTTAGAGAACTTAACTGCCGTTCCATCCTTGGTCGTAGTGGTCTCATTGGATGCCGTACCGCCATCCGCCGTAAAAGTAGTCGAATCGGCGAAGGTTTCAATTTCAGTCTCTACTGTACCGGGGGCTAAGACGCCCCATCTTTGGATCTGAGCGCCATCATACTTGACCATTAAATTACCCTTACCAATAAGATAAGGATCTCGATTAGAAATGAGCATAAAGTCATCAAACATAGCATGGCTAGCAAATAACCCTGAAGTTCGATCTTCGGTTATTGGAAATCCTGATCCAGTTAAAGCAGTCAGTGAGGCAGTAGGTTGTACCCCGGTAATTCGGTGCAGCTTTGTCCCTGCAGCAACAATTATGTGCCGCAGGACTTCGCCATTAAGATCGGCCGCCTTATAGAATCCAATCCAACTAATAGGCTTAGCTACGCTACTCTCAGTATAGACAGAACTTAGAACGTTGGTCGAACCGGGGCATTTACCGATAGCACCATAATGAGTGAAGAAGTCTGTATTCTTAGCTGCTCTTAGACTTATATCTTCTACTGCTTCTTCAGACCCTTTAGTGAATAGCCCCTTCAGGACCTTTATGTCAATATACGGTAGCTTGCCTCTATCAGACATTAGAACTTCTTCATATGTCCGAGTTGTGCCCATCTGGTCATCATACCGGACATATTAACCTTTTTCTTTAATTGTGGAGGCTGATAAGGTTTCTTTTCTCTAACCTTTGCTACTGTCTTAAAAGTTCCAGTAGGGGTCTCATCTCGAAGCTGCTGACTATAGTCTCTGCGCCTACTGGCCGCCGCTTGCTTTAATGATCCTACTTTAAACTCTTCACTGAGCCCTGTTAGAGTAGACTCACGGTCAAGTCTTTGTCGTTCTTGCCATGCCTTGTGCGCGTAGGGATCGTACTTAATCATAGTCTCTATTTATAGTATATTATAGTTTTATAGTGCCCATCGTCGCGTTCTGCACGATGCCTGCTTGTTCATGAGGAGTTTCAGTATACCCTAAGAATACAATACCTACAACTGACGGGTCAAAGTCTAACTCCTCAGCCGCAAAAAAGTCTACGAATGACCCCGGGAAAGACATATAATGTCTACCGTTGGAATCTACTGTGGTGTCTCCAAACTCATAAAAAAGAGTAGGTAGACCCATTACCCCCAGTTGAGAAACAATAGATTCATTTTCTATGAGGGCATAGGAGATCTGATTAATCTTTCCTAGGCGACCCCCATCAGACCCATCGTAGAATGTGACCGGGCTAGGACCGACCGCGCCTCCCACTCCTGTTATCGCGTTCACAAGCGAGTCGGCGGAGGACGCGCCACCAAACAATTCTGGAGACGGGAAAACGACCGTTCTATTCTCGAAATCAGCCGAATCGCCATCGACAGAGAATAGCGGTATTGTTCCAATAGGCGTAGTCTCTGAACTAGTCCATAACCCTACTCTACCAATTCTATCTACAACTCTAACTCTTACTGCTACAGACGTATCACTTGGTAAACCTTTAATAGATATCTTATTAGTGGGGGCAGTAAGTAAGGTTGAACCCACAAATGTAGTATTCTCAGCATACTCTACTTCATACGTCTCGAAATTGCTAAATGATATAGCGTCCCATATGGCATCAACACCTCCTCCTATAATCGTCAAAGATAGATTGCTTACTTTAGGGACCCTATTAGATAATACCCTTGGCCCGGTCTCTCCGGGGTTATTTATATTTCTCTGTTGCACAGTAAAAGCATCTATTAGGTTCCCTATGCGGACCATTAGTGCCTTCTCAGAGCCATCTAGTCCTGTGATATTTGCCATTTTAGCGGCTATGCTAGGTAATCTGAATT